GTCCGAGAGACCAGCAGCAAGTGCTGCTGAGGAACCTTTATTTTAAGGTTTCTGAAGTCTTCAAGAGAAGACTTCGGCAACGGTTAGATAACCGCGGCCTAAACCAGGTTCGATCCTGGTTTCACACAGCCAACGCGGCTGTGTTGGCGTACTACTGTACGTCCGATTCACCTGACGACAAACAGGTGGATCGTCTAACGCGCTGGGCGTTAGAGAACTGTGCGAACAACTACGCACAGTTCCAGTCAGACTTCAAAAGTCTGAAAAAGGGCATGAGAAAATCATTTGCCCTTTCTGGTAGGATAGATGCCTACCAGTGTAAGGCACACATGGTGCCTTACTACGACCTCTTCAAGCAAAAGAAGGGGTTCACCTCCCCGGCGGAGCTGGGGAGGTATGTCCTTACCTGGTGTCAAACCAGGGCTACGGGCATGGCGGACCAAGTGATGGTACGCAAGTCTCTTGAAAAGTTCAAGAAGACGGTTCAGGAGCCCTCAGAGAGGGTGCAGATTCCTGAGCCTTACCTCCTGGATGCAACCAGGATGGCAGTGAACACCATGGGTGTCCACGCGGTGGTGTCAGTGGGCACAACCGCCTGCCTCGAGAGCACTCGAGGCAAGGGAGGAAAGACATCTTTCCTCCAGCACACGCTTGCTAGAAAGCGCGTGCTGCGCTTCCAGTATAATATGGAAACGCTCGAGCCCACGGCTATAGAGCCGCGGCCTGTAAGGACACCTCAAGATGTCCTTAGCTGGGCCGTCCAATCGGTCCTGCACCACCCCACGTATGTGAGGTGTGTCCGAGTCCACTCTGTAGTAGAGCCCTCGAAGGCGCGAACGATCACGGTCGCGCCCTACGCCTATCAAGTCATAATGGGCGTCCTGGCACACATGTACCAGGCGACTTTGCAGCATAAGCATGTAAAGTCAGGACTTAAAGCCGATCGCCACTTGTGGCGATTCGTGCAAAAAGTTCTCAATCCGCAATCTGCGGAATGGCAGCACCTCCCGGAGGGTGCTACGATCTATGCTCTCAGCACGGATCTGTCCGAAGCAACAGACTTCGGGAATCTGACGGTTAGCCGTCAGATATGGCAATTTTTGATAAAATTGTCATCGGTCCATGAGGGATTCCCCACTGGACTGGCTGTACTGGGCAAGACCCTGTACAACGGGGCACGATTCTTCTTCGTGCCCGACCAAGCTGGAAACTACCAGCTTGTATCCAGACAAAGAGGCTGGATGATGGGAGATATGATGACTAAAGTCATCCTCACCATCGCTCATGACGCAATTTGCCGCATGAGCCGCCTACAAGTGTATAGCCT